TGACCTTTTCAGGAGCTTTAGGTGAATTCCATTTGGGAGCATTAGAGGCAGACATATCGCCAAAAATGTTTGCACCAATCATTGTCGACATATCAAACATATTCTGTGCACCTGCAGAAACTCGTTTGTCTAGTGCAGCGGGGTCAATATATGCGTTCTTTGATGCATTATCGATTGCATTTTGTGCAATGTTTGCAGTACTTTCCTTATAGTATTGTTGATTCTGACGGTTTTGATCAACCTGACGATCTACTCGTGACGCATTAGCAGCAGGGCTGTCGTCTACGTCATAGAGCCCTGCCATCGTGGCGGCAGATACAGGAGTGTCTTTAGTCAGGTCGCCTGAACCTTGATAGTTTAAAACTCTGCTGCTTCCACCATAGGTGCGGGAATTATCAATTGCCTGTTGATTGATTGCGATATTACCGTCGCCAGAAATTTGAGTTTGTTGAGTACCTCCTCCAATTGCTGTATCTGCTTGCTGAGGACCAGAGGCATTACTGTTATCACCAATTGCTGCAGAACCTTCTGTCTCCTGAGCTACAGGAGTAGGTGCAGGAGTAGGTGCAGGAGCAGGTGCTGCTTCCACTACAGGTTCGGAAACTTCTCCTTCCGCTTTCTTAGCTTTAATCGAATCTTTGTACTTACCCAGGAGTGCTTGCGCTTTTCCGCCAGATGCTCCAGGACCATCACCGAAGTCATGGTTTTCCGCATAATCCACGATTTCTTGTTTGCTAAATCCACCTTGCTCATTCATTCGCTTAATATCCTGAGCACTTAGGCGATTTGTACCTTTCTTTGCGCCAGCACCACCGGCAGCAAGGTCAAAGTTTTCAATCTTTTTAACGGTGTATGGATTGTTGTCTTGTCCTGGATAGTCCTTATTAGGAGCTCCCATATCTGTAAGTTTGCCATCGGAATAATATTGCTGTCCTTTTTGATATTGTCCACCTTTAGATTTAGAAGCAGCGTCCTTTACAGACTCACTAGCTTCAGCTGCAACAGGCGTATCAGCTTCTAGAGCTTCGCCAGCCATACGTTGCTCACGACGAGCATCTTTAAATTCTTGCTTCGTATTTTTACTTTTATATTTATCACTCATATCAGCATAATTGTTGCCAACCAGATTCTTAGCCATTTTGACTACAATTCAAAACTGTCTTTATTGTAATCAATTTGCAAACTTCCTCGTCTTAAGAGTCCTCCGATAGTAAGGACCATTGAATCCACAGTATCATCGTGCTGACTATGTCCGAAGTTTAATAGCTCTTCTTCAAGTACTGTCCACTTACGCCACTTATTCCATACAACCCGTCTACCTTCGTACAGACCCAATACGCCTCTCAAGCGTGCAAGTTTGTCGCCTTTAAATCCTTTGACTGGGCTTACAGTAAGGTTATACAGAGCACGGTTCTCATGCATAATTCGTCTAAAGTCACCTTCAAAAGATGTTTGGTAAGCTACTGCTTCAGGCCAAACCATACACGGTGACATTGTTGGAAAGAACTGACCTTCGTCGTTTTCCATCAGAATATTCCAATCAGCCAACATTTCGCAGAGGGTATCCATCTTTTTGATGTTGCCCATTGTGCGTTCTCGCCTTTGGTCTATCAGGTAAATCTTGCCGTCTTTAATTCCTCCGAGTGTGAATACTGTCCAGTCATTCTTCTGTGAAAGTCCAGCACTAAGGTCAATACCAACACCAAGGCAGTCGTATTCATCAGGCACTTCACCATGAACAATCAGCTCTGGTGAGATACCGACGTCTGTATTGCGGACAGCTGTGTTTAGATACTGGTACGCAAAGGCGACACGGTCTTCCTGCTTACGTTCGTTCAAGTATTTCATTGACCAGAACTCAGGCCAGTACGACGTTTGCCTACCGTCTGCATCAGTCTTTACCGCTTGCTGAACAATCTGTTTCCAATTGTTCTTAGGCACGAAAAGGGTTTGGTGGATATCGTCAAAGTGAAACCTCGTCCCAAGACAGATCGCCCTAGCGCCTTGGAACATGGTAGGAGCGATAACGTTAGACCACGTTGATTCCATCTCTCGCCTAATATCCGGATTGTTGATGGATGCAGCTGACTTGATAGGGTCATCAATAAGAACAAGTTGGGATCGCTTCGAGGTAATAGCACCTTTGAGACCACCACATGCAATAGTGAACGCTTCCTCACCAGCAGTGTCAATTCCTGCGAAGTCGTAGTCGATCGACCAGTATTCGTCGGAACGTTTGATCTTCGATAGTCGAACCATAGGAAAGACCTCACGATATTTTGGAGATGTGAGGATACCTTTGATAGTTGCTGATTTTGCACGACTAATGTCCACCATATAAGCGATGTACAGAATTCGCAGCATTTTCTTGGCAGCTGCATGTCGTCCAATCATCCAAGCAGCGAACAAACCAAGGACAGTGCTTTTCGCAGATCCCCGGGGTGCGAGGATCGATGTATTTGGTCCGCTGACGCCTATTAGACATTCGCTATCTTCTCCTGTGCATAATTGGTTGTGCCACTCCATCATGTGCTTTGCAGGTTTCTTACCCATAAAGCAACAAAAATCGTAGAAACTGTCCCTCGCTCTTAGTACTTCTTCGGAAGGTGGTTTTGTTGTTACCTTCGTAGCAGTCATTAATGCCGCTCTTTTAAATGCTAACGAGGAACTTGCAATAGCCATATTGATACTTTTTTATTAGTGTAACTATTACAGTCTTCCCTCTGCGTAGCGTTGTGCAAAACGTTCTTCGGCTCTAGCTTTAGCACGCATAATCATTGCACGCCTTCTATCTTCCTCGTAAGCAATACCAATAGCTGCTGCAATGCGAGCTGCTTCTTGTGCTCGGCTCATCATAAAAAACTGCTCAACGCTGACTCCAGGAATAGATGGTAGTCGTGCCAGCATTGTGCCCTGTGAACGGAGTGTGCGTACATCCAATCCTGGAATTTCTCCTGGAAGTTCTGGCAGATCTAGATCAAGCATTGCTCAACTCGCTATACACTTTTGCCCATACTGCATTTATAGCATTTTCAATGGGCTCAGCAAACTGAGGGTCATCTTTGAATATTGCAGTAATTTCTCGCATCACTCGGTCTGCACCTGCAAGTACCAAGCCACGCTTGTCCGTTGAACGGTTCATTCGTTCAGACGTTTCAATATGCGATCTAAGCTCTTTCTCCAGTGCAGCCAATCGTGCGGCTCCATTATCGCCCTTGATTTCACCTGAGGTAATCGCCATTCTAAGCTCTTGTATATCGGCGTGAAGAGCAGCAATCTCACTATTAAGTATTTCACGGCGGTTTAGTTTTTTATACTTCATTTTCACCCACCTATTTAGGTCAGTGAATGTGCCTGGATATCCGACGATTCCTGCATATACCCAAATCTCAATAATGGAGGGAGTTACCTCAGCAAATTCTCTGAAGTCTTCTGAGTCAGAGGCAGGGATGGTATCCAACCACTGCTCCACGTAGTTCAGATATACTTTGCCGCTTTTGTCTGACTTGACTGTCATTAGAATGCCCTCGCAGTGCTACGGGCGTATTGATGCATATTGGCTCGATCTTTAGCCTTCAAACGTGTCTCATTATCTTGTGTCTTCCGTGTTTCATCACCAGTTGCGCGGGTGTTATCAATTGTGCCCTGTGTATTAACCTTGGCAACATCAACAGTTTTATCTGCTCCATACTTGGATGCATCAGCTGCTGCTGTAGCCTTAAACTTATCACCTTCTAATTGAGTTTGAGCTACGTCTGTAGTTGCTTTAGCTTGTGTAGATGCAACAGTTGTACTTGCACCTGCTTGTGTTTTAGCTACATCTTTACTGGCACCTGCTTGTGTTTCTGCAACTGTAGTGTCGGCGCCAGCTCGTGTTTTAGCTACATCCTTAGATGCTTCTGCTGTTGTTTTTGCAACATCCCGACGAGCATCAAAATCACCTGTTGCAATTTTTTCTTTTGTCTTATTGTTCTGGGCGTCTATCAAACGTTGCTGTTCTCCTTGCGTTATTTTACCCAGCCTATCTTGTTGACCCTGTGCCGCTATTCCAAGCCTACTTTGCTCTCCCGTTGCACTAACCATTCCTAAATCACGGTCGTGCTGAGCATTAGCAAATTCATTCTGGAAGCCAAACTGAGCCTCCATTTGCTGCATACCATAGTTAAATTCATCCTTCATCAAAGCAGCTTGATTGCGCTGTTCAAGATCTGCCTGAGCTTTCATGTTTGTCTGAGCGAGACCAGCATTAAATGATCCAAGCTGCTGAGCCAACTGAGAGTCCAGTGCGGACTGAACCATATTGCCTTGAAACGCACTCTTCATTAGTGCTTGGTCACTTCCAGCTTCTGGCTTCGAACCATAAAAGTCTTCCATTACGGACTTAAAGTTGAACATTCCAAGATCAGCTTGGTTTTTCTCGTCGTCTTTCTTTGCCATTACTTAGATAATGCGCTAATAATCCTATTCTACATTTTACCTACAATATAGTTAATGCATCTTTCGTGGTATGTTTAATAGTATCGGCAGGTCAAGTAACTTCGCGCAAGCTGGTAAGTCCGCTGCAGACGATATGGTCCGTAGCTTTGCTGCTGCTCGACGTAATTCACCTGACTACGGCAAACTTGCGGAAACAGCGGCAACTATTCGTTCTAAAGAAAAACAAGCTGCTATGAAAGCACAGGCAGCTGTTACTAAAACAGGTATTCAAGCCGCTGGTGATGTTAAGTCTTTTAAAACTAAAGCTAAGGCTGAAGGTGAACTTAAAAGTGCTAAACGAAAAGCTGGTGCATTAGCTACTGCCGGAACAATGTTTGGTACGGCTGGTTCATTCGCTGGAGAAAAACGTACAAAGCGTAAGGTTGGATCTGAAGATAGTTGGTACGACGAGCGGATAAAAACACAAAAAGAAAAAGCTGCCGATCTTAGAAAACAAGCTGAAGAATATGGAACTACTACTGAAACTACTGACACCACTACTTCTACTGGGAACACAGGAGGTAATGAGCCTGGGAAAGTATCTAGCACCACTGGTAACAGTGGTCAATCTTTAGCTCAGTCTTATGGTAAAAATTGGTATGCACTGCAGACTGTCATTCGAAAGGTTGAAGGTACAAAGGGAGAGAAAGGATATAACACTCGCTTTGGTGGACATCAATTTGAAGGTTTTGAAGCACATCCCAACATTGCTGCGCCCACTCCTTGGGGAACTCAATCTGAAGCGGCTGGTGCTTTCCAGTTTATGAAACCTACATGGGATCGTGCGGCAAAGGATCTCGGTCTTACTGACTTTACTCCTAAGAGTCAGCAAGAAGCTGGACGTTACTTGACACAAGGACGTGGTGTTAATCCTGATGCTGATCTCAGTGATTTCAATTCGTTCTCTAGCAGCATTTCTAAGCTTTCTCCAGAGTGGGCTGGCTTACCTAACTCAACTAATGGCCGTAGTGGCTATCACGGTCAAGCAAATGCAGATATGAAAGAACTGCATCAGCTATATCTGCAAACTCTTAACGGTTTATAGAGCGAAGGCTGCACCAAGTGATGCTAGTCCTGCAGCCAAGTTCTGCATCATTGCCTGGCGATCCTTACGGTCAAGGCGTTCCATACGCTCGTTATATTCCAGATCAGCCCTGCGATCACGACTTCTTTGATGTTCTAATTCAGAAGCACGAGCATCTTTGTTATCTGCCATCTGCAGTAGTGCTAGCTGATGTGTATCTTTTCCTTGCTGAAGAAGACGCTCGTTAGTACTGCGTGTTTGTTCAAGCCCAGGAGCTTGACGAAGCTTTTCAAGATCAATTGCGGCCTGTCTATCATCTTTCTTTGTTTGCTCTGCGTCTGCCTTTTTTTGACGAATTACTGCTCCTTGTACATCAACCTGAGAAGCACCAGGTGCTAGACCCCCTAGATCAGCAAGAGTATAACCTCCTAGTTGTGCAGTTTCCTGATTTCTTGTTCGCTGAACTTGTTGTTCAATTTTCTCTTCATCTACAAATGGCTTCAGAATAGCGGCACCAAAACCACGGCCTTTGAATTTACCGTCTTTACCGCTAATGTTATCTTCGTACCAACTTTCTAAGAAACTCATCGTAGTAAGTTTAAATCCTTTTTCTATTTTACACAGACACTAAAGCTTGTTTTGCTTCAAGACGAGTGACACGTGATTGAAGCTCTTGATTAGCTCGCACAAGGATTGAAATCAACTCAATGGGATCAATGCACAACTTGTTTGTAGTGCCATCTACATAGGTAGCATCAGGCATAACCTTTTGATATTCCTGTGCAATAAAGCCGTAATGCATACGCTC